CATTTTTTGGTCGTCGTCGGCGTACTTCACGCCGTTGGTCTCCAGGTCCGCATACTCCAGCGAGATCGCCGGCACCGGGTTGTAGCGCAGGCCGCGGCTCTGGAAGACGAGCGACGGATCGGACCGTGACGCCAGCAGCTTCCCGCTCTCGGTGGTCTCGATCTCCCGCAGGTGCGCCAACGCCTCCTTGCCCAGGGCCTTCTGTGAGGCCATGGCGTCGAACGGCGACCCCTGGGCGGTCACGGTGAGCCCGACGTAGGAGGCGAGGCGCGCCATGCGCACGTCGGCGGCCTCGCCGATGTGCTCGGTCGTACCGGTCGTGTAGTGAGTGACGAGCTCGGCGGAGGTGACCGACCGGCAGTAGACGGCGACCTGGGCGATCGTGCCCGCCCACAGCCGGGTGTTCGCGAAGCCGCCCACCGTCAGGGTCCGCAGATCGGTGCCGTTGAAGGCGGACAGCGTGTACAGCACGCCGTCGACGTACAGCTCGTTCGCGAACTCGTTGTAGACGAAGTGGTGCAGCGCGCCGTCGGCCAGGTTCGGGGTGGCGAAGGTATAGGTCTGGGTGCCCGCCGCGTTCTGGTCCTTCTCCACCACCAGTTTCCCGGTGCCCGACTCCAGCAGGACGACCATCTTGGTGCCCAGGTCCGCCGACGCCAGCGCCATCAGCACGCGGCCGTTGGTCGACGTCGTGAACCACGCCTCCGCGCGCACCCGGAAGTTCAGGTTGGCGTCGACGAAGCCCTGTCCCAGGTCGGCGGTCAGGTACTTGCCCGCGCTGATCGAGGCCGGGGTGAAGGTGGGGCAGCCCAGATCGTCCGCCGGTCCGGTGCCCGAGTCGAAGGTGAGCGTGCCGCCGCTGCCCGCCTGGACGATGGACAGCGTGCCGACGCCCGATGTTCCCGACAGGTCTCCGGCCGTGGTGGAGTCGGCCGGCTCGGACAGCGGGTAGTAGGCGGTGGGCCGGTCGAGGAGGATCTCCTCCACCAGCATCGGCCGCAGCTCCTTGTTGATCCCGGTCCACTTGATCGCGTCTGTGCAGGGGATGGTGACCTTCGCGCCGAGGCCCTCCCATTCAAGGGGCCACTCGTTGACCATGCCGTAGAAGCGGGGCCAGACTTCGGCGCCGACCAGATCCCACTCGGCGAAGTCGGCGACGCCTCCGGAACGGAACGCGGCGAACTCGGCCTGCACCTGGTCACTGGCCACCCACGCGGGAGTGGGCAGCGAGCGGCGTACCGTCCAGCCGAAGCCGTCGGGGCTGGTCTCGAAGTAGACCGTGCCGGAGGCCTCGCGGATGCGCAGCCACGCGTGGTCGACCGGGCTGTAGGTGAGGCTGGTGGGCGACGCATCCGACGACGCCACCTCGTTCAGCGCGAGGAGCTGGCCGGTGAGCGCGTTGTACTGCCAGCGGAAGCGGGTCCCGCTGGTCTGCGAGTAGACGTACATGCTCAGCGACGCGGAGGACGAGCCACCTGCCGCGGGGATCGTGCACAGCTTGGCGGTGAGCTTGGACCCGGACAGGGTCCACGCGCGGTTGCTGGTGTAGCGGGAGGTGACGCCGGGGGTGACCGGCAGACGCATGCGGCCGTTGGTCTCGGTCGCCCCGCCGGCCGTCGTCCACAGCGTCGTGTTGATGCGGCCGTCGTCGAAGTCGTCGCTGAGCTGGGCGATCGGCCAGGGCGCGGCCCCGGTGGCCACGTCCATGGTGGCGACGCTGATCCAGATGGGCACGTTCTTCTTGACGCTCGGGTAGTACGGCGACGCCGTCCGGGCGGCTGTGAACCGCCCGTCGCTGTTGTCCAGGGTCAGGGTGGCCGTGCCGGGCTGGGTCTCGGACAGCTCGTCCTGAGCGCCCCGGCTGGTGGAGATCCCCGACTCGGCGAGGTCGACGTACTGGGTGATGTCCGTCCGCACCGGCGACGCGGAGGTCAGGCTGTAGCCGAAGGCGATCTCGACGATCGGACGTGTCACGCTGCCCCCCTTTCAGGCCAGGCCGAGGCTGCCGCCGCCGAGGTCGCGCTTGAGGGAGAGCAGGCCTTGCCGGATCTCCCGCCACACCGCTTGAGCGTCGGCGCCGGGCCGTACCTCGACGTTGAGGTTGATGACGACGCCTCCTGCGCTTCCCCTGCCTGCGGGGCGTCCGAGGACAGGGCGCGCGCCGGCCACACGGCCGGTCACCACGTCGAGGGCGCGGTCGAGGACGGGCACCGCGTCAACCAGGCCACGGGCCAGGCCCTGCGTGGAGAACGCGCCGAGCTGGGCCATGACCGTGGACGGAGACTTGATGCCGAGGGCCTTCTTGATGGACTTCTGCATGCCCTTGGCGATGGACATCATCAGCTTCTCGATGTCCTTCTGCTGGCCCTCCAGCCCCTTCAGGAACCCCTTGCCCGCGTTCTTCCCCGCGTCGTACAGGCGGTCCGCGCCGACCTGCCCGAGCGTCGTCGACGACTTGTCCAGCTGCCCCTGCAGGGAGTTGATGGACTTGAACGTGTTCTTGTCCGCCCCGGCGAGGGCGCTGGCATAGGCGTAGCCCTGCTCGGGGCCCATGTTGAGGATCTGCCTCAACAGGCTCTTGCTCAGGCCGCGCTTTGCCAGCTGGTCGACGTACTTCGTGAACTGCTTGAGCTGCGCCAACTTGCTGGCGAGCCCGGCCTTGATACCGCCAGCCGTGACCTGCTCGGGCTCCATGCCCAGGTTGGACAGGCCCGCGCTCTCGCGGGCCGCGGTCGTCACGTCGGACGCGTACTTCTTCGCCTCGGCGATCTTCGCCGCGATGGCGTCCCGCTTCTTCGCCGCATCCAGCAGCTTGCCCGTCTGCTTGTTGATGTAGGCGATGAGGTGGGATTCCTTCTTCCCGCTGAACGCGGTGCGGACGTCTTTCGCCAGGTCAGCCGACACCGACTTGATCTTGTCGCGGGATCCCGTGAGACCGACGATCAAACCCTTGCCGATGTCCGCGGCCAAGGCCTTCATTTTCTTGCTGGGGCTGGCGATCTGCAGCTCCTCGCGCACCCCCGCCTCCACAGCGGCAGCGAGCGTGCGCGCCGCGGCGTGAACGCCGGACGTCGAGCCGAGGCCCACGGCCAGGCCCTGCGCCGCAGCGTTACCAGCGCTCACCGTGTTGCCCGCCATGGCCACCGACGTGCGGTGATCGAAGACGCGCGCCGCGCTCCCGAACGTGACGAGCTCCGGGCCCTCTTCACCGACCCACGCGACCTCGCCCGCCTTCGGCGTGCCGCCGCTCGCGTACTTCGAGACGCCGCCCTCGCCCTTGGCCGGGCGCCCGGTCGTGTTGGACTCGGACCGGATCGTGCGGACGTAGGTGGTGGCGGTGGTGCCGTCCAGGCCGTAGAGGTAGCGCCGAGCTGCGTCGATCTTCGACCTCAGGTCGGAGATGTCGGCCAGGAGCTTTGCCTTGCGGGAGTCGGGCACCGAGGCCAACTTGCCCTCGGCGTCCTTGAGCTTGGCCCGCAGGTCGGACAGGTCACCTTTCAGCAGGGCCGTCTTGTTCGGCGTCTTCAGGATCTGGTCGGCAAGCTGCTTGGCCTGCGCTTTGGTCAGACCCATGGCGTCAGCGCTCTTGATGAGCGCGGCCCGGCCACGTTCGTAGATCCCGTTGACGGTGCTCCACGATGACCCGGACTCCCGGGCGCTCGCGGCAGCCTCATCCGTCTTCGACGCCAAGTCCTGCAGCGCGGACGCGGCGGTGCGGGCCTTCTCCGAGTTGAGGTTCAGCTGCCCGTGTGACATCGACAGGGCGCCCGCGTTGTCGCGCGCGGCTTTCGATGCGGCGTCGATGGCGCCCTCGAAGCCGATCATTCCGCCGAGGCCGGCGCGATTTGCGTCGTTGAGGGCCTGGATCGACTGTCGCAGCCCGTCGGCGGACTGCTTCTGTTCGGCGAGCGCAGCCTGCGTCTTCTGCGCCTGCGCGCCGAACAGGCCCATGCTCTGGGCCGCCAGGTCCTGCTCGAACTTCTGGTCGGCCAAGGCCGACTTGTACTTGTCGAGCCTGTTCGTGAAGTCGCCGGCGTCGTGGCCGCCCTTGGCGTAGGACGCTGCAAGACGCTTCAGTGCTTCCGCCGCCACGTCGGCCTTGCCGCCCTGCACCAGGCTGGCGAGGGACTTGTCGATCGCGTCGATCTTCTGCTTTGCCTCGGTGTTGGGCGTGGAGTCCGCCATCCCCAGCGAGAAGACCTTGACCAGACCCTGTTGGATCTTGTCGGTGGTACTCGCGTCGGTGATGTTCCGAATGCCCTCGTACAGCCCCTTGAGGTTGCTGCCGAAGACACGCGCGGCCTCGCCTGACGTCTTGCCCGTGCGGGCCAGGTTGCCCAGCGACGTCGTTAGCTTGTCGACGTCTGGCGGTGCCTGCTTGCCGATCTTCGACAGATTGACGAAGGCCACCGCGAGCAGGCCGATGCCGACGGCTGCCACGTTCAGCTTGGCTCCGGTGGACAGCGAGCCGAGCGCGGACCGCACCCCCGCCACGCGACTGGACGCGCCAGCTGCGGCGGTCCTCATGGTGGTGATGCTCGCGGCGACAGTCGAGAAGCCGCCCGCCAGCACCTGGATCCCCGAGCCTGCCAGTCGGACGGCGCGGATCGCGAGCGCGGTCTGCATCAGGGTGGTGATGAACCCGGTGGGCAGGGACGCCACAACCTTTGATGCCGCGTTCGCCAGCTGCAGCAGGCCCACGCCCACGCCGGAGGCGGCCGTCAGCAGGTGTACCGCAGCCGTCGCGACGTTCTTCAGGGTGTCGGCGAGCAGCGGGCCCTGCTGGCGCGCGTAGTCCATGAACTGGGAGAGGGATCCGCCGATCTTCCCCGTGTTGAGGGTGCGGGTGAAGTGGATGACGCCGTCGACGGCCTGGCGCAGGCTGGTGGTGGCGAACGTCGAGAACTTGCCCATCAGCCGGTCGACGCCCGGGGTGGCCAGTGCGCCGCCGGCGGCCGTCATGAGGCGGTCGAGCTGTACGGACGCGCCCTTCACGAGCGGGGTGAACTTCGGCAAAGCCGCAGACGCGATGGCCAGGCCCTTGGTGAAGACGGGCATGGTGTCTGCGGCCAGATCGTCCGACCAGCCCGAGTACTCCTTCTTCAGCGTCGTGAGCGCGGCGGCGGCCTGCCGGGTCGCGGGCGGCATCTTCGCGATCTGCTCCTGGAACGCCTGCTGCGCGGTGATCGCCGCCTGGGACGTCCGCCCGCTCTTGGTGACGGCGTCCTCGTACTTCTTCTGGGCCTGGCTCGCGTCGGACAGGGCGCCAATCTGCGGGACAATCGCGGCACCGAACGCGGCCACCGCGACCGCGGCCGCGCCGGCCTGCGCGGCGAGCGGCGCCAGAGCAGCCGCGGCCGGGATCGCCGCCCCAGCCGTGACGAGCCTCTTCTCCAGATCCTTCGCGGAGTCGCCCACCTTGTCGAGCACTTTGGAGAGCCGGTCCCGGCCTTCCAGCGTGAACGTCAGGGTCGTGCTGGCCATCACTCACCTCCAGCTACTTGGGCCCGATCGGCCAGATGACGGTCGATCCAGGCGACGGCGGAGGCGAGCTCCTCGCGGGAGAGCAGGTCGATCTCCCACGGACGGATGTGCAGAAGATGAGCGAGCAGCCACCGGTGGCTCAGGACAGAGGCGCGGATTCCGAAAGGTTCTCGGCCGGCAGCAGCTCGGGCTCCGCCACGGCGAGGCTGGGAGCCTGCGGCACGGCGGGCTCCGGGGCTTTTGGGGCCATCTCCTCGAACGCCTTGTCCACGTCGGCCGGGTCGTGGGCCATGGCCCGCATGTGGTCGGTCATCCGCTCGACGACCTCGCCCGTGGCCTCCGGGTTCTTCAGCAGTGCTTCGACCATGTCGAGGATCTCGGCGTACTCCAGGCGGGCCTTGGTGCGGCGCTTCCAGCCGGGCAGGTCGAAGTCGGAGAACCGCAGCGTGGGCTGCTGCCGCTTGCGGAACGCCCACAGCACGGCGCGCATCGCGGTCGGGGCCTGCTGGCGCAGGGCGGTGTCGACGTCGTCCCAGTCCATACCGGTGGCGGACTCGATGACGGACGACTCGATCGCGGACAGGTCGTCGGTGGAGACGTCCTCGACGGTGCCGTCTTCCTGACGGTACGAAACGATCACTTGTTGCTCCTGGTTACTCGAGACGACGGCGCACGTCGTCAAGGACACGGGCGGCTTCTCGCTCCATGCGGGGGCGGCCCTTGCGCACGGTGGAGTCCCACCACAGAGGGGTCGCGTTCTGCTGCACCCAGCGCTTGCGGTTGCCGTAGACGGGGTGTCGGACGCGGCCGGTGTTGAGGGCGCCCGGCATCTTCCGCAGGTCGGCCGGCAGGCGGCCTTTGTCGACCCAGACTTTCGCGCCGGGGTTGCCCGACGTGCGGACGCTGATGCGGATCGCGTCGGCGATCGTCGCGCGCAGCGGACGCGTCGTCGGGGAGGGTCCGCCAGGGCGGCCGCGCCGCCCCTGCGAGCTGATGTCCAGGCCGCGGATCGCGGACTGCAGATCGTCCCGCAGGGGCTCGGCAGCGTGCCGCAGGCGGCGCTGCATCGAGGCGCGGATGTTCTCGTGACCGGCAGCCCGCAAGCGGCGTTGCAGCTCAATCAGGCTGCCGGTGTTGGTGATGCGGATGTCGGAGACCACGAGGTCACCTCACAAGGTGACGTCGGTCGAGATGTACTCGATCTTCGGCTGGTTCGTGCCGTCGTACAGGGCGGTGAAGTTGAACGTGGGCTTGATGACGTCGAAGGCCCGACGAACTCCCACACCAGCGAGGTCGCACCGTCGGAGGTGTGCAGATCGTCGAGGATCGTGTCGATGTAGTCCGTCTCCAAGCTGCCGCTGATCTTCACCTGGTCGTTGGAGATCGGTTCCTTCTTCAGCCCGGCCTGGCCCGCGTAGAAGCGCTCGGTGTGCTGCGGACGCTCCACCTTCACGCTGACCTTGCGGACGCCGTCCCGCGCCGTCTCAGTGCCGAACGTGCCCGTCTTCACGGCCATCTGCCCGAAGTGGAACGGGCTCATGTTCGGGTAGCTCGCGGTCGCGAGGGTCTGCGCCTCGTCGCAGGTCTTGCCGTCGAAGTCGAACGTCCCGGTGAGCATGCCGCCCACCTCGCACGCGAACTCCGCGCTAGTGACCTTGCAGCCCAGAAACGTCTTGTCTGTGACGGTGCCGGTCGTCAGCGGGACGCCCTTCTGGATCGTGAGGCTCTTGCCCGCGGTGTCCGCCAGGGTGTGCGTCTGCAGGTAGGCGGCCGTCGCGGCCTGCTGCACCGGCGTGACCGACGTCCCCATGAGCGCCTGCAGCAAGGTGCCCATGGACTTGTTGACGATCTCCAGGTCGATGGACCCCTGCACCTCCTGGCGGGTCAGCACACGCCGCGACGACAGCGCCAGCAGACGGCCCGCCGCGATACCGGCGCTCTGGGCCGTCGTTTTCTTGAGAGCCAGGCTCTCCTTGGTGAACTCCACGAATTTCGCCGGCGCGGCGAACGTGCCGTAGCTGCCCTCGGCCGAAAAGCCGAGCTGGGCTCCAAGGCCCGAACCGATCGCCATCAGAGATCAGCTCCCTTCGCGGCACGCGCCGCCTTCTTCGCCTCGGCCGCGGCCTTCAGGCCGGGCTCCTCGACGGACTCCCAGTTGCTGGGCTGGCAGACGTAGCCCTCGAACCTGTCGTCGGGGACCTCGACTACGGTGTCCGGCTCGACGAGCCGGTCCCCGAGCTCAGGCACGGTGACCGGGTCCGAGCCCACGTAGCGCACACGCGCCATGGCAGTACTCCTTCTTGGGTGGGGTGGATCAGATACGGGCCTGGCAGGTCACCGTGAAGGCGAGCCGCGCGATGCTGCCCTCGGCCTGCTCTTGGGCCAGGTCGCCCGCCGTCAGGTGCGCCCACAACACCGTGCCGTTCAGCGTCGGCGCCGTCGGTGCCGCGTTCGTGGCGCGCAGCGCCGTCTCTACCTCGCCGACGAGCGCGAACACCTCGTCGCGGCGGCCCTTCATGTCCTTGTCGCCTGCGCGCGCCTCGGCGTAGCAGGTGATCGTGAAGGCCTCATTGCGGGTGCGGGCGCCGGCCGCGTTGAACTCCTGCTGCAGCGACACGGCGGCCTCGCCGTCCGGACGCCATCCGACGTACAGGCGCCGCAGCTGGGTGTAGTTCAACGCCTCCGGCCCGTCGACGATGGCGACCTCGGCGAGCGCGGGCGCCGCCCGAAGGATGGCCAGCAGCGCGTCGACGGCGGCCGGGACACGGGAGGTCATCATGCGAAGCCCTCCAGCTGCCGATCGCCCTGCAGCAGCTGCAGGGCACGGTTCGGGATCGCGTAGCCGAAGCCGGGCACCGGCTCGGTCACGTTGTAGTCGTCGCTGCTGGAAGGCCCGCGCGCCGCACCGTAGTTCGTGCGCCACAGATGCTGAAGGATCAGCTTCGCCGCCAGCGACACGTTCGCCTGGACCACGGCCCGGCCTGCGGTGTAGGTGAACCGGTACTCGCCCGGCCAGAACGGCAGGACGTCCTTGCGGCGCACGATGCCCGTGTCCGGGTCGATGTCGAGCGCGCTGACGTCGATAGGCAGCTGCCAGGACTGGATACCCACCACCGACGTCACCGACAGGACCGGGTGGGTGTGCAGCACGACGGAGTATCCGCCGCCCCGCACGATCTGCTGCACCGTCCGCCGGGCCACGGGCCCAACGAAGTATTCGACGCACTGGGTGGTGGCCTCGATGAACTCCCGCAGCTCCTCATCGTCGCCCGTCGAGGTCGCCGGGATGTCGAGCTTGGCCTTGGCCGCCGCGAGGGAGAACAGCAGCGGGGGCGCGGCCTCCCGCACGTCGAGGACGTCCGTGTAGGCGCAGGCCGGGCCGGTGAAAAGCCAGCGGATGGAGTGCCGTCCGGCCTGGGTGGTGACGTAGTCGTAGGAGTACTGGCCGGTGGTCGCCGGGGGATTGGTCACGGCCGGGGTCGCGGTCGTGCCGTCCGGCAGGCCGATGGTCAGCGTGGCGCCGGCGGCGTTGGTGGCCGTGCCGCCCGCGTCTTTGCAGGTCGCGGTCAAACGCGCGGTGTCGCCGAGGTCGAACGGCACAGCTCACCCCTCTCGTCAGCTCTTGCTGGCCCGGGCGCCGCGACCGGACGCGGTCTGCTTCGGCCGCGAGTCGGCAGCGTTCTCCTCCGCCTGCGGGCCGCCACGGTGGGCGTCGTCCTCAGCGAGGGCCTCGCGGATGGTGCGGGCCTCTTCGGTGGCCTGTCCGGCAGTGCCGTCCTGTCCCCGTTCGGCGAGCTCCTTGGCCTGTTCCTCCAGGCCGGCCGCCTGCTCTTCCAGCTCTCCCCGGACGCGGGCGATCTCCGCCCGGACGTCGTCGGCCGCGGCCTTCCGGGTGTCCCGGCGCGGTCCGTTCTCGCAGTTCTCGAGCTCGGTGTTCAGCCCGCGCAGTTCGGCGATGCGGTCGTGCATGCCGCTCTCCCTTCCAGACGAGGCAGGCCCGCCACCAGCTGGCAGCGGGCCCGCGAAACGGTGTGGATCAGAAGCCGGACGGCGCGATCAGGCCGGTACCGGAGATGACCGAGATCGTCTCCGGGCGCCGGTCGGGCATGAACGCCGCGTAGTTGTAGACCTGCAGCCGCACCTGCAGCGTGTTGGAGAGGACCTCCTGCAGCACGCGGGTGCGCATCGATCCCTCCCACAGGAACAGGTCGGAGGTGCGCATCGTGGCGATGCGGTCCTCGTTCGTGCCCGCGCCGAGGTTCGCCGGGATGTTGCCGTCGGCCAGCAGCGGGAAGTTCAGCACCCGCCCGACGGGGCCCTCGACGTCGCCGCCGGTCTGCAGGGCCAGCGGGTTGAAGGGGGCGTTCGTCTCAGGGAGGATGAACGGCCGGTTCTGGCTGTCGAGCTGCGAGGCCATCCAGAACCAGCGCGACGGGGTCAGGAACACCGCCGTCGGCATCATCTTGCGGTTCTTCGCCGACAGAGACAGCGCCTGCATCAGCGGCGCGTA